GGAGCAGCTATACTGGAATGCTGAATAGAACCATTGGCAAACGAAAAGAATAAATGTTTTTGATGAGTGGCTATATGCTGGGGTACATTCGTTTCCATACCGGTCTGGATTTTTGTAAAAGTAGTTCCATCAAATGAGAACCCGGCATCTACAGTATTAACGCCATACAAAGTAATACCTGTTGTTTGGCCCATAAAATTATAAACGGAAAACTCGTATTTCCCTCCGGCACTAAGAGTTTGTGAGTATGTCACTCCAGAAGATTTTGCAACAGTAACCTCAGTAGGTTCTGATGCGCCATTCACTAATGCCTTCTTAATTCCACTTACTTGTATTTCTTCACTATTAGTCCAAGTCCCACTATTATTTTTTACTGAAATATATCCAGCTGCATCTCCAGCAGCAATTGTTCCGCCCGTTATTGTCACGCTAGTAACAGTAGCTGTCTTTCCGGAAGTGCCCCCAACTAAAGAGTCTCCTTCACTAATTTCTACAGAACCAGTATCAAACGCTAACAAAGGCATTTTCAAATCTTCATTATCTTGAAATGTGCCAGTTATATTGGTTAGCACCATAGCTCCAGCAGCTCCGGTAGACCATAACCCATGATACGAAATGCCCATTAAATCTCCTTCGGCATTACTCGTTCCACCTTTTAAGGTCGTTGCTGTACCTGTTGAACCCGGAACAGGTTCCCCAGCTGTAAGAGTACCATCAAAATTTAATGCAGTTCCAAGATCTATCTCGGTCCATCCCGTAGATGTAGATTTGTACATACCAGCACTTAAACCACCACTCTTATTCCTAAAGGCATAAACATCGCCATTAAAAACAGCAACCCCTAATACACTTCCCTCGCCGGGAACAATAGTGATATTGCTTCGTTGATCTTCTATAGCTGTTCTTGCCTCAGAAACAATGGTAGACCCAGAATAAATATCCCTTAATACTGGAGGACCATCTGAAAGCGCGGTGGCAAGTAGACCCATTATCCAACCCTAAAGACGGATAACTGACCATAATGCATCTGGAAGTTCTCAGACCCAGCATCTCCATGTTTTACTTGTGCTAACAAATCTGTATAAGTTGTATGTCCAGTAGTATCAATTATTCCAGAAGCAGATACCATGTTATCTAAAGTTGCCGCTACTCTTTGAACCGCGCAGTCATAACCGGGATATACTACACTTCCACCAGTATCTTGTGTTGCAATTCTGAACGTCCATATTACAGTGTCCGATCCAGTTTGTGCAAAACTAATACCAAGATTGACCATGAAGAAACCTTTGTCATATATCCTGATTCTATCGTTAGCAAAATCAGCATCGGTTCCTACAGTTGTTGAAGACACGGTTCCAGTATCGTCTTCTGCATCGGCTCCCGTACTACCCGCATTCCAATCTATTGTTGTAGTTGTAGCGGTTGCGATTGCCTGACTTGCCGGTGTTCCGGCCTTAGCGCATATAGTTGCATAACCACCCATTCCAGTTTCTACAAATTGCCTAACCATCTGGGCAGTAATAGCCCCTGTAGTATTATTAGCAAAACTAGTACCTGTTAAAACTGCCCTAGTTTTTCTTAGTGCTGTTGGTGTTCCCATTATTTATACTCCACATTAAATGCGCTACCAAAAGCGCTATCTTTATTTAAAAAATACAGCGTCTCTCCATCTTGAAGTGTTCCACTAACCACTGTAAAATATACATACCCTTCTGCATCCGAGGTTGGAAAAGTACCAGCAGCGTCATCCCCAGTTATATCTTCAAGACTAACATTTAATACTGAACCGATAGCACCGCTAGTTGCTCCCTTAACCAAATCTCCTATTGAGGGAACCTGCATATCAAATGCGCTACTAAAAGCGCTGTCAAATACAGAGTCTCTAGCAGTTCCAACTGTAAATGGAATCCTATAGAAAGTTATTTGTGATGGGAGTGTTTGCCCATCAAATCTTTCGTAACCATCTATTCTTCTATACCTGCCTCTAATATCTATCTCAAAATTATCAGCAGCTACTAACTCCCCCGGCTCAAGGGAGAGAGAAGGATCAACCATATTTACACCGCCCTCAAAGGCAAAGTAAGCAGACTGCAATCTACTTGCCTGAAACCCCCTATCTCTAAGCTTTGTCATTCAGGGCGAACCACAAAGTTATACATATTTTGAGCGCTGGAAAATTTTCTATTCTTCTGTCTTGGTAATTGATCCGCCTCCAAAGAATTTAATAAATCTTCAAATTCAGATACAGAACCGATTCCAATTTCAGGAGCATCCTCATTCTCAGCATAAAACATTTTAGCCCTTGCTATAATAATCTTATGAAATCTAGGTGGAATCGCAGAGATATCGGCATCCGCAGCAAGAAGTGTAGGGGTTGCCCAATACTCCGCTGAGACGGCTGTAGTTGCGTTAGGAGTGGGATACAAATCAATATCATTATTAGGCTTTATAGTAAAAACTTCCGGAACATCAGAATCTATTGTTCCATACTTATACATCTCCCGATAAGAGTTCCATTCCTGATATTCTAAAATCTGATAACTATCGGAAGTTTTACCCCACACCATAGAGTCAAGTCTCCAATTTCCAAGAGCGCTTGGAAATCCTGTATTAGTAGAGGTAAGAGTAGATGTTCCATTTATACAACTTATAGTAGCCTCTGACCAAAGAAAATCCCAATCAAACCACCTCGATTGTATGTCTTGATCCGCAGCTTTTATATAACGTACAACCGCAATCTCTTCCTCAGAGAGGCCAGTTGCGGTAACAGATGATGGACCTGTTCCGGGAATGCCTACATCTCTAGCCATATCTTGGCATAAAACTAAATAAGTACTCATTTAAGATTATCCAAAATAGCTTTCGCTACATTTTCTGGTTTAATATGTACAGCACACATAGCTCCTCCGGTTTCTTCATCTCTATTGCAGGTATCAAACCCATAATGCATTTTGTGACATGGGAAACAAAAATTTTCATATACATCCGGTTCCATTGTCGTCGTATTTTTCCAATGTTTTGAAAGATTCTCTTTAGAAGAATGCGAAAGCATTACAACCTTGTGGCAATCAAGAGTTGAGGCTGCATTAAGAACCCCAGTTTCTGGGCCAACCACAGCATCACACTGATCTAAAAATGCTAAGGTCCTTCTAATAGACCATTTCCCAGATTTAGTTATAACTCTTGGCTCTTCCTCCCAGCCAGATTCAAGAAGTTGGCATAGGTCATCACCAATCGTAACAAAAGAAACATCCTTTCTTTTTATAAGAACTTGAGCAATAACTGAATCCGTCCACGGGTATACCTTATGAACAGATGACCCAGCTAAAGTCCAAAGAACAACCTTATTTGCGCCCATTTTTTTTCTAGTTGTCTTAGCCCACTGCTTCTCTTTCTTGGTTGGGTAAAACTTGGGGCAAAACTCATAGGGAAGTTTAATTGAACCCGGTTTAGAGAAACCCTTTCCTATAACAAACCCCTCCCTAGCGAGATCATAGGTTCTTTCCATGTAATTAACATTACACTCTTTATGCAACTCTTCCTTACTCAAAAAGAATCGTGGACTAGCCGGCACTAATTTCTCCTCTCCGTCAAGCATCTCTGTTCTGGCGGGAGTAACAAGAAGAGCGCCTTCTATCGACTCAGACAATTGCACAAAGTGATGAAAACACTTAGACAATCTTTCCCAATATTCTGTTAAGTGATTATTAGGAACTTGATCCGTCTTTTGCAGAAGTATCTCATCTACATTAGGATCGGTCTTTATAATGTCGTACCCTCTTTCGGTGACATTAATACAGACCCTATACCCTAGCTTTTTAAACTGGGGAAACAGAGAGGATACTTGAATCATATCTCCGAAACCACCATAGCGAACAATGCATACAGTTTTCTCGGAGCGCCTACCCCCTACATCCTGTGGGGTTAATTCGTCCCATTCCTTGGACGGTAGGGTAATTAATTTCAATTATTTTCCAATCATATATCTAAATCGTTTCTGAATCTTTGCTCTTCTAGCCTTATCGGTCCCTGCTGCCGCCATATGTTTAGTACGCCATGCTTTAGCAGCAATCCTTTTGGCGCCGCCACCTTTTTGACCAGCCACAGCCTTGTGAGAGCCTCTACTTACTGTACCGCCCCGCTTCTTACTCTTCATACTCATAGCAGTGACAAGCTTCGTACTTCCAGCGCCA